TCCCGCATGGGGACGGACAGGGATAAGGCAGCCACAACCTTTTATGCTCATACCGTCCTCACCGATGAGCAACTGATCGCCGCATATGCCACCTCGTGGCTGCCGCGAAAGATCGTTGACATTCCTGCTCTAGACGCCTGCCGTAAATGGCGCGATTGGCAGGCGAAGAAGCCCCAGATCGCCGCGATTGAGGAAGAGGAGCAGCGCCTCAACGTTAAGGGCAAGATCCTTGAGGCTGTCAAAAAGGGGCGGCTATTCGGCGGTGCTGCTGTATATATCGGGACGGGCGAACCAGAAGCCGAGATCAGCAGGCCTCTCGACGTTGAGCGCATCAAGAAGGGTGGCGTACGTTACCTCAACGTGATGACGCGGCGACAGCTTAAGGCAGGCGAGATCGACCGCAATCCAGAATCGGACTGGTACGGGAAACCAAGGGATTACACGCTCAGTGGGGCCACCGGCCAGCAGATCATCATCCACCCGTCCCGTTTGGTGCTATTCAGCGGCGCAATGCCGGCAGACGACGAGATGACTGCCTACCAAGGATGGGGTGATAGTGTCCTGCAATCGACGCTGCACGCTATCAAGAACGCTGACAGCACGGCTGGCAACATCGCGAGCCTGATCTTCGAAGCCAAGATCGACATCATCAAAGTCCCGAACTTCTCAGCCAGTATCGGAAACCCAGCGTATGAGGATGCTGTCCTCCGCCGTTACACACTGGCGAATACCATCAAGGGTATCAACGGCACACTGATCTTGGACGCTGAAGAGGAGTACGAGAGCAAGAGCGCGCAGCTCGGTGGGCTCACGGACATCCTCATGGCCTTCATGCAGATCGTCAGCGGAGCGGCCGACATCCCAGTGACGCGCCTTCTGGGCCAATCCCCTGCCGGTATGAACTCGACCGGCTCGTCGGACATGAAGAACTACCACGACCGCATCCAGTCGATGCAGGAACTGGAAATGCAGCCCGCCATGCGCCGCCTGGACGAGGCGCTAGAACGTTCTGCCGATGTCCGAGACACGACCGTCTACTATCGCTGGTCGCCTCTTGAGCAGATGAGCGAAAAGGAACGGGCCGAGATCTTCAAGACTAATGCCGACGCCGCCCGCACCATCGTGGGTAGTGGCACCGGTCAGGAGATCATCGCTCGTGAAGCCATGTCAGACGCTCTCGTCAACCGGTTGGTCGAGGACGGTGTTCTACCGGGTCTTGATGCTGCTGTCGCAAAGCATGGCACGTTGGCCGAGCAAGAGCCTACGGAAGAGGAGCTTGCCGCCGCAGCAGCAGCACAGACGCCGTCGACCAACAACGTGGTCCGGATGCAGCAGGCAGCGAACGACGCCGCTCCACGGACGCTCTACGTGTCCCGCAAGGTGCTGAACGCCGCTGACCTGATCGCATGGGCAAAGGGGCAGGGCTTCAAGAGAACGCTCCCGGCCGGCGACTTGCATGTCACGATCGCCTTCAGCCGCACGCCGGTGGACTGGATGTCGATCGGCGAGAGCTGGCAGAGTGAACTCAAGGTCGCCGCCGGTGGCCCACGCCTGATGGAGCAATTCGGTGAAGCCCGCGTGCTGCTGTTCAAGGCGAGCGAGCTGCAGTGGCGGCATGAGAGCATCAAAGAAGCTGGCGCGTCGTGGGATCACCCCGAGTACCAGCCGCACATCACAATCAGCTACGATCCGGATGCACCAGACCTAGCCGAAGTCGAGCCATACCAGGGCGAGATCATCCTCGGACCTGAACTGTTCGCAGAGGTCAAGGAAGACTGGGCCTCGAACCTCAAGGAAACCTGACATGAGCACTGTCGACAGCACTTCCGACGCCCGCACGGTCAATAACACCATGCGGCACAAGTATCGCGTCCTGTCGGATGCCGAAAAGGCCCAGATGCAGGCGATCAAGGACAAGGGGCAGGAGTTGCTCGACCTGCTCGACAGCGTACGGACTCCATCCGTATTCGTGGGCGACGTTGATGGTACCCCGATGTATCAGGGCACTGTCGATCGAGAACTGAACATAGCCGCTGAACGCGTGGAAGAAGCCGTCATGTGGGCGGTCAAGCACGTAACCGCCTGATCTATCACAGGAGGCAGAGCCATGTCGGCCGAACCTATCCCCGGAACAGACGTCGTCAGCTACCGCAGCTCGGACGGTCTGCCTCGCGAGGCTGATCTTGTTGTCGCCGTTGGCCCCGATGGGCAACCAACCGGCGCAATCCAGATCACGGCGCGCCCGGTGCGCACGCGTTGGGGCATGTCGGTCTCAGGATCGTGGGACATCGTTCCAGCCGATGCCTACCGGACGGGCCTGACGATCAGGAACGACAGCGATGCCAAGATGTACTTCCGCACCGATGGTGAGGCAGGCGATGGCATTGGCTATCCGATGGACGCAGGCCGCGGCTATTCGTTCGAAGCTCTCGGCATGCTGCCAGAGGGCGCGGTAAGCGTCTGGTGTGGATCAGCTGGTAAGCGCTGGGCCGCGCTCTACTCGACGACGGGCGAGGCTTACGATGCCTGAGACGATCCCACCACAGGAGCCCATGATCGTTCGCATGCCGATCGTTCGCCTCGTGCAGGACGGTCAGCGGACAGTGTTTCAGGTTGTCGGATCGACGATCGTTCCGCCGGCGTCGATGAACGGATCATACATGGGGCCGAATGGCTACGTCTCCGATATCTCGGAAGCCATCGACGTTCGCGGCCCTGCAGGCGGGTCGGCGACGGGCACTCAAGGTCCAAAGGGCGACCCAGGCATCGATGGCAAGGACGCCTATACGATCTGGCTTGAGCAAGGGCATTCCGGCTCGCGCGCCGCGTTCCTTGCTTCGCTCAAGGGCGCGCAGGGAGAGCAAGGCACTCAGGGTTTGAAGGGTGACAAGGGAGATGCCGGTGATACTGGTCTGCGGGGCGAGCAAGGGCCCTCTGGCGCTGTTGGTCCTGCTGGTCCGACAGGAGCCAAGGGAGATACAGGTTCTATCGGGCCCACCGGCCCCAAAGGTGACACCGGAGCTACTGGCCAGAATGGAGCTACGGGACCCGCCGGCGCGAAAGGCGATACCGGCGCTTCAGGAGCACAGGGGCCGCAAGGTCTCAAGGGCGACACTGGCGCGCAGGGGGTGAAAGGCGACACTGGATCGCCTGGCGCGGTACTCGTCGGACAAGTTGTCATTAGCCAGACGGCTCTCGCGGCAATCAATCTCGGCATTCGAGAAGTCACGGTAGACCTAGCGGGCACAGTTGTTGGCGAGCGATACGCCCCATATGCACGAGCATACAAGCTCAACGGGGGAGCAAACACTCCCGGACGGCCCACGGCTTACGCGCTGATAGATGCTGTCTGTAATCAAGCCGGCAAGATCACCGTCACGCTCAACGCTCCGTTGCTCGCGGTCGGTGCGTCCTACTCCATCACGGTCGACATCGTGAAGGTCAACGCCTCGTAAGGGGCGGCAACAAATTAGGAGCGCCGGCGGCAGTCCGTTGTGAGGGCTCCCGGAGCCATTACAGGCATGCGGGGCTCCTAACCCATTCCGTGAGGATGAACGATGCAGTTCACTGATGCAGTCACGCTGTCTGGCACCCGCCGGACCGGCGAAGGATACCTCATTGCTGACGCCAAGGCAGTCCGCAGTGGCATCCAGCTTTACGCCGGCCTTGAGGTTGGCAAGCCGGAGCTACCTGTCGTCCGCGTCTACCGCAGCGAGGCAGAGGTGCGGAGCGCGGACAGCCTGCGGTCCTTCAGCCACGCACCGGTCACGGTCGATCACCCTGCCGTCGCAGTGACGTCGGAGAACTGGAAGGACCTTGCGGTCGGAGAGGTCAGCACTGCCGCTACATGGGATGGCAACCGAATTTCACTGCCGCTGATCCTCAAGGACAAGGCTGCCATCGCTGCGGTCCATGCCGGCAAGCGAGAGCTGTCTGCAGGATACACCTGCGATCTTGCCTTCGAGGCAGGCGTTACAGCAGACGGCCAGGCCTACGACGCTGTTCAGAAAAACATCCGAGCCAATCACGTCGCAATCGTCGACCGTGGCCGCGCCGGATCCGAATGCAGGATCGGCGATGCCGAACCGCATAACTGGGGCGCGACCCCTATTTCAACCACTGACAAGGAGACAGTCACCATGACTGAAGCACTTCGGACTGTGGTCGTGGACGGACTGTCGGTTCAGACAACCGACCAGGGCGCCCAGGCCATTGCCAAGCTGCAGAAGGATCTTGAATCCTCTGTTGCCAAGATCGCAGCAAACGACGCCGCTCATCAGGCTGTCATCGCTGCCAAGGATGCCGAACTTGCCAAGAAGGACGCCGCGCTCGACGCCGAGAAGGCCAAGGTGCTGTCCGACGCGGACCTCGACAAGCGGGTGCAGGACCGCGCTGACCTGGTTGCACTTGCGACCACCATCGCCAAGGACGTGAAGACCGCCGGCCTGGCCGACGCTGCCATCCGCAAGGCTGTCGTATCCGCCAAATTGGGCGATGCAGCCATCGCTGGCAAGCCTGACGCCTATATCGATGCCCGCTTCGATATTCTGGCCGAAGACGCCAAGAAGGTCGCTGGCGCCGATCCATTCGCCCGCGTTCTCGCCGATGGCCTCAAGCCAGTTGACGGCGCTCCTGCTTCCACCGCTCACACCGCAATGGTCAACGACATGTCCACGGCATGGATGACACAGAACAAGGGAGCTGCCTGATGCCTACGATCCAGACCAACTATCTCGCCACCCACGCCCGCTGGGTCGAGGGCATGATCCCGAACATGGAGCCGAACGTCATCGTGACGCGTCTGGCTGAAGACGTCGAAGGCATTGGCTTTGGCAAGGTCTGTGTTCAAGGCACGGCCGACAATCAGGTCGTCGACTCCGAAGCGACCGTCAAGTTCGCCGGCATCGCAGTCCTCGACACGACCCGGCCAACCGGCAAGTACGAGCAGTACGACAATGTCGCCGTGATCAAGAAGGGCCCAGTCGTCGTCCTGACCTCTGAAGCCGTGGCAGTCGGAGATCCCGTCTACTACACCCCGGCGACCGGCGTCCTCTCGAAGACGGCGACGTCCAACACACTCATCGCGAATGCCCAGTGGGACACCAGCACGACCGCTGCTGGCCTTGCTGTGCTGCGCCTCGGCTAACAGGAGCGACCTCAAATGAACATGCACATGAACGACGCTCAGCAGGTCGCGATGAGCTTTCTCATCCGTCAGGCCACGCTGATCGAGCCCACCGTCTACGCGATCCGCTACCAGGATATCCAGTATTCCCAGCTGATCCCGGTCGACACGTCGGCGCCTGAATGGATACAGTCCGTCACCTACTTCTCGATGGACGGCGTCGGCCAGGCGCAGTGGTTCCACGGCGAGGCGCAGGACGTCCCGAAGGTGGGCCTGACCCGCGAGAAGTTCGAAACCGGCGTCTCCATGGCGGCGATCGGCTACGGCTACAACCTCGAAGAGCTTGGCACCGCCCAGCTTCTCGGCATGAACCTCTCCACGGACAAGGCGCAGCTCGCTCGCCGCATCGCGGAAGAGAAAATCGACCAGGTTGCTTTCGTCGGCGATGCCGCCAAGGGCTTCTCCGGTCTTGTCAACGCATCGACCCCGACCGCCACCACTGCTCCGGCAGACGGCACGGGTGCGGCCACGACCTTCGCCAGCAAGACGCCTGATCAGGTTCTTCGCGACATCAACGGCCAGCTTACCGGCATGTTTACCGGCACCCTGGGCGGCGAGATCGCGGATACCCTCCTGATGCCGTACTCGGTCATGCTGGATCTCTCCACGCGCCGGATCGATGCCGTCAACCAGACCACCATTCTGGAATGGATCGAGCGGAACAACATCTACACTCGCACGACCGGCCAGCCGCTGACCATCCGCGGCGTGTTCGGCTATCTCGACACGGCCGGCGCCGGTAGCACCAAGCGCCTCGTCGCCTATCGCCGCTCGCCCGACGTGTTGAAGATGCACGTTCCTATGCCTTTCCGGTTCCTGCCGGCATGGCAGACCGGCCCGATGCGTTTTGATGTCCCTGGCATCTTCCGCGTCGGTGGCGTCGATATCCGCCGTCCGAAGGCCGTGCGCTATCTCGACGGGATCTGAGGAGGATCAATCATGAAGATCACCAACACACAGCCGGGCCCGCGCGGCGTCAACACCGTCAATGGCCCTGTTCTCGTCGAACCGGGTGAAACCGTCGAGGTCGATATCTTCGAACGCGAGAAAGAGCATCTGGAAGCAGCTGCTTGGTTCAAGGTCGAAGGCTCCTACACGTCGAACGGCAAGACTGCCGGATCGTCCGACCTTAAGGCTGCGGCAACCGATGCCTCGGCCGAGATCGCCGACCTGAAGCGCCAGCTGGCGGAGAAGGATGCGGAGCTCGCCGCACTTAAGGCAGACGAGCCGGATCGCGATGAACTCAAGAAGCAGGCCGACGAGCTGGGCATCGAATACCCCAGCAACGTCAAGACGGCGAAGCTGAAAGAGCTGATCGACGCCAAGCTGGCTGAATAACTACTGACCCCGGCGGGCAACTGCCGGGGCTTCCCACCTTTAGGAGATCGACATGGCCGGATACGGTGACAAGGACGCAGCACAGGCTTACTGGACTGCCGCCGGCTATGTCGTTCCCAATGGGGCGACCGATGCCCAGATAACCGCAGCGCTTCAGCGTGGCTCTCTGGTGATCGATCGGTATGAGCACAAGTTTCCCGGTCGCCGCACCGGTGGGTTCCAACAGGAGCGGGTCTGGCCTCGCACAGGCGCCAGCACCTATTACGGCGAGGCGATCCCCGAGGCCAATATCCCGGCTGCGATAATCAACGCCTCGTATGAGGCTGCATTCCTCGAGTTGACCAACCCGGGCAGCCTTTCGCCGGTGGTGACTGGATCCGCGACCGTCACTCGCGAGAAGGTCGGACAGATCGAAGTCCAGTATTCCGAGTCCTCGTCGACAAGCCTTGCTGATCTCGTCGCCATGGCCACACCGGTCGTGACGTCGATCGAGGGCATGCTGTGGATGTTCTTCGTTCCATGCCTCCCAGCGATCTTGGTCGTCTGATGGGGAAAGTGAAGCCAGAATACCCGTCGTCGCCTCGCGTCCTTCCAAATGGTCAAGGCGTCGTCTGCGACCAATGCGGCAGGACATGGAACCCGGCACTCGGTGAAGGGCCATGCTGCATACCTTGCGCCGTAGCATGGGTTGATATCGAGACGCGAGGTATGCAGCATGGCTAACCCGCTCTACGCCCGCCTGCAGGCAACAGCGCAGAGGCTCATCACCAAGTTCGGCCAGACTGGCACCGTGACGCGCATCATCGAGCCTGATGCCAGTGTCGGCGGCGATCCAACAGAAACCGCGTACCCGGCCACGCTCGTGCCAATGGCGTACACTGCCCGCGAGATCGACGGCACGGTCATCAAGACCGGCGACATGCAGATCTACATTTCGGCCGTTGGACTGGCGATCACGCCCGGTCCCGGTGACTACGCCACGGCCAACGGCAAGACCTACCGCATTGTGAACAGCGACCCGCAGATGTATGATGGCATCACACCAGTGGTCCACATCTGTCAGGGGAGAATAGCATGATAAAAGGAGCCAAAAGCGCTGGCAGAGAAGAGCAGGTTATTGCGTCATTTGAAATGACCTCAGCGAACCAGGATATACGCTCTGCGGCTGATGCGTCGATTGAGAACGACCAGCCGTTCGTCTTTGGCGGCGTGGAATGGATGGCAACCAAGATAGAGATCCGCAACTTTAATTTTATTTATGTGCATGGTGTCCCGTGCGCAACCATGGCGCAGTGATGAAGGTCAAGGAACTCATACTGAAACTTCAGTCCGTTGACCCTGATCTCGAAGTCCTCATTCCGAGATCGATGCTCACGATGTAATGAGCGAAGACGTCCGCATGACCGAATGGGCAGACGACATTTTCGAGCGTACCGGTGAAAACTATCCCAGAGCACAGAAAGCCGTAATAATCGGCTGAACGCGCTTCCACCCGCAATCATCAAGGGCTCGCTTCGGCGGGCCTTTTCTCGTTTCCACAGCAAGGATCATCACCATGACCAAAGTCAAAGTCGAAACCCTGATGAAGCACGGCGCCAACAAGGTCGGCGAAACTTACGAGGTCTCCGACAAGCAGGCCCAGGCGCTGACCGCTATCGGCCTTGTGAAGCCGGCCAACCAGACTGCGGCCAAGGTTGTCGAGAAGGTGGGCAAGGAATGATAGAAG